CCCCGACCTTCGCGGATGGTTCGCACCATTTTGTCAATTACGGAGAGCTTACGCTCACCGTCGAACTCATCCAGGAGATTCCAGAGCTGGTCTCTCCCTTCCCTTCCGGGATCGCGAACTTGCATCCCCTTCCACTCCTTTCTCCTCCAAGCCGCTGCAAGCACGGTTAGGATTGTATCCTCTTGGAGTTTCTTTGAACGATGGACATACGCTCGTTTCTGTCCACCAACCAGACAAAGCACGGGCCTGGTGAGGCCACGCGGCTGTTTTGATCCAATCGACTGAAGTCTCTCGACCTCAGCGTTGATCGCGTCTGTTTCTTCCCTTCTTGATAGCTGGTAACCGACGGGTTTCCGTGTTACCGGGAAGAAGTTCACACGCTCGTCCTTGCCGAACAATGGCTTGGTCGTCACAGCGGCAGCAATCTTATGATCACGCCATAAAACCTCCCGAAGTGGTCGGGGTAGGTGTGACTGTACCTTTGTCTCCTGTCTCTCTAGCTGGGCTAGGTTTCTTTTCACGAGTTCTTTAAATCCCTTCAAAGTCCGGGATGACTCGCGGGCAAGACCGAGAACATCGGTCACGTCCGTCGCCATAAACAAGGCAGCGCAGTTGACTTTCTTGACTCGCGTCCCGTTGCAGAATGCGGTGGAATTTATTTCTCCGATTCTCCGGTCCTTTAATGTCTTTTCCTTGTTGACAACGAGTCCCACACGGCTTCCGTTCGCCAAGATGCGGCTGTATATACGCAGCCCGGGATAGAGCTCTCTATACAGAAGATCATCGCCATTGATTAAACAGCGATGACTCGTCCATTCCTTGAACGAGATTTCCCCCTCCTCCAACTGCTCGAGCAAAGCTAGATCGACAACCGTCTTATTTATAAGACATAGGACCGGAAAGCTCATCACACTTCCCATCGGTTGTCCTGTTGATGCCTCGGCGCCATCTTCAAAAGTCAGACTGGCGAACGCACGAAGACACGCTAGCTGGTCTTGAGTAAGACCATCTGCGGCTGATATTAAAACGTCAACGGCGGCTTGCACAAAGGCAAGCTTTATATTATCAGTTGCGGATGAGTAGTCTATCGACACGTACTCCTGATCGCCGTTCAACCATTTGACGCGGTCGTCGGTAGGGGGCCCAACCAACAACCATCCCTTCCTTTCTAACGAAGAGTAAAGACTCTTGTGCAGAGGAGAAAGAATGCGAGTATACTCGCCACTAAACAAAGTGACGATTCTCGGCTTTCCCGAGGAGATAATGGACACTGGGCGGCAGTCGAACCTAAGTTCCTCTACGTTCCAGCTCCCTCCTTGACACCTTGAGTGTTCAAGCGTTGCATTACCCGTTGGGATATACGGGTAATCTCTCCGGTTCCACCCGGGATCGACGTTTGACCTTAAAGCCTTGACGAAACGGTTCATAAAGTCACCAGTTTCTTCGCCGACGGGTTCTAATCTCTTTTGCTTCCACTCCTTCACGACATCTCCGCGAGATTCGTTACATGAATGGCAGTATCGCTGTTCAAGTTTTTGAGAGGTCTTGATTGACAGCTCAAGTTCCACGGGTAGGTTCTCCGCGAAACAAGCACGCACTGCGGATCTGAGATAACCGCATGAGACTTGGCGTGGCAAGGGGGAGACCCGATTGGCCTTGTGTTCGACAGAAATAAATCTGACACAGGTTCGGGCAACCCTTGCGAGGCGGGTGCTGGAAGAACACCCTTTGTTTTTATTAAATTTTGTCTTTGCACAACCTGCAATCCCCGAAAGGGGCAGGCATTCAGACTTCACGAGTGGGGACCTTATGTCCCCGGAGTCCATGTTGCATGGTTTTTGGGTTTTCTTGTACGAG